TATCCTCTAGTATCCTCTAGTATCCTCTTATATCTTACGATGAAAATTAGCCTGTTTGAAAGTAGGGATATTGCGAATTCTCTAAAGATTTCAAGGGGTTACTAGCACTGTGCTATGGGATTTTATGCAGCATTCGTCATAAGGCTGTTTGACTGACACTATCGAATTTCTAGCGTATATAAAAAAATTCAATCAAAAAAATTCGTGGAGTGTCTTGACAATGCTTCTCCGCTGACCTATGATACGAACCATGCAAGCGAACGTTGTGAGCTTCACAAGCACGCACTAACGCTTGCACCCGGTCGAGGGTCTGGGAAAGACCCGAGCGATTCCTCGCGTTCCCGAGCCGATACTCGGGAGAAAGGGGGGCCAAGGCGAGAACCTTGGCATGCGCAGACGCCAAACTGCGCACGACTACGCTTGCCGTAGTCGGTAGCCCTAAGCACTTTCGAGCGAGAGTGCTTAGCGCTATCGCGTGATAGCACATAGACCAAGGAGATGAAAATGGAAGCTTTTATCAACAATGCGAGCATCGTCAAGTTCTATGCGCCAGTAGGAACTTGCCAGCATGAGATTTTCGAGTTCGTGCGCCAAGTAGGGGGTGCAACTATCTACCGCGCACGTGGAGTTTGGGAAAGCAATCAAGGCGAAATTTTTGATGAGGAATGCGATGTTGTAGAAGTAGTGCATCCATGTTCGAAAGCCACGTTGCTTATCCCTTCTGTGCAACGCGTACTGGAAAAATTCCTCGCTGACAACCCCAATGAGCAAGCTGCGCTTGCCGTGCTTCAAGGTGCCGACGGCGTGAAAAGCATCTATCTTTCGCGCAAGTAAGCAAAACCTGATGCTGCGAAGCTTCGCGAAGCTTAGGCAAGCTTCGCAGCAATCCCGTAATAACCCTACTAAGACCAAGGAGAAGATCATGATGCGCGTGAAAAATGCACCCCGCGAACTTTCGCGCACGGTACGGCATTTCGATGTTCCGAGTAATGGTGGAGTGGCAATCATTCGCGTGAAATTGCCGTCTGGACATTCTCCGAACGAATTGTTCGGAGCGTACCATCGTGAAGCCAAGTATCCTGGCGCATACATGCAGTGGGTGCGCAAAGTATGCCATGCAAAACGTCGCGAGTACCTTGTATATGTCCGGTTCGGTTATGACGCTTGAAGCGCATAAGCCCGTAGAAGCCTCTAAAAGCCCCTCTAAGCCGTTCAAGGGGCGAGTGCGTAGGGTGATATACCCAAGCCCAAGAAAACGGCTTAGCGGGCTTTCTGTGCAGTCCTAGAGGCATCGGCGAGGTATCCTATCATGCGAATCGTGCAGCCCTCGCTGCACTGAACCTAGAGGAACGCCATGAGCACGAATCCACGATCGAAATTGCAGACCGAAATTCGCCGGGCAGAGAAGAAACTGGCGAAAATCAAGGAACAAGTGCGGAAAGCACGCGCCACGTTTGACTTCAAGAAAGAAGATGAGCTCACCGAAAAAGCTTGGCTTTTGATAAGCGAGATTCAAAGCATGAAGGCGGAGTTGGAAGCAATGCGGGAATCCTGATTCCCTACATAAGCTTGGAGAACGCCATGAAACGGTATTTTGTACATGTCCCAGGCTGGACATACGCACTAAATTTCTACGCCAGAAACGAAAGGGAAGCACGCGCTGCCGCACGCGATTGGTTAGGAATAGGAAGACTTCCTGCCGGAACTGCCGTTTGGGTTGGGTAAAACAAACGATAGCCTGGTGCTAGCTGGTGCTAGCTGGTGCTAGCTGGTGCTAGCTGGTGCTAGCTGGTACCGGCTGGCGCTGGCTGCGAAGCGCCGTTCTGACGAACGGCTGCGAAGCGCGAACTGACGTTCGCTGCACTCGCAAGCAAAAGGCGCGAGCTGTTCGAGAAGGCGTGATTGCGCTCGCGCTTGGAACTAGCAAAAGGCGCGAATAGCCTTTGGCCTTTTCCAAGGAAAAGGCGCGAGATCAAGGAGAAAGAAATGCTTATCATGTTCGACGAAAACATGAACGTTCTTCCATTGGAAAAGCCGCGCAAACAGAACAAGAAAAAGGCGCGTAGAGTAGAACTTCAGCAAGCAAACAAACCTCTTTCCTCCTCGAAAGAGGAGCAATTGATTCGGTGGGAAACTGCGAAATGGGATGAACCTATGCAAGAGAATATCATCGTGAGTGCGCCTTATCGAAAAGGCGAATTGGTGCGCCAGACTGAGATTGCGCCTGGCGATATTGTGCGCTTTCGTACCAAACATTACTCGGGGAAGGCGCGAGTGCTTAGCGTGAATGCTGGCATCATCTATCCCGTGCTGCTTCAATGGGAAACGCGAGCAGGTACAGAGCTTTGCGCCTTTGCGCCAGAAGAGTTCGAGGAAATCGAACTCTGCACAAAAGCGAGTGCAAAAGCGGGTTGATCGAGCGTGCAAACAAGACCAAGGGGAACGAAATGCAATCGGTATCTCTTTTCATTCGCAGGGAGATTCTGCGACTAGCTGCACGCATGTACCGCGCGGCGCTTATGCGTGCCTTGCATAAAGCCGAGAGGCGCGTACAGGAAATGCAGTACGTGCAAGCAATGCACGAACAGCGGCTAAAGCAAGTTCAAGCAGACGTTGAGCATGCAAAGAATCTGGTGCTGAAAGCTGAGCAGGAAAGCGATGCTTTGCTCGCGCTAGTGCAAGAGGAATTGCAAGCCTTGCCAAGCGCTAGCTGGATGCAGCGCCCAGGATTCCGCCCATTTGGAATGTACCTATTGTCGTGGAGAAAGCGATGACCAAGGAGTACAAAGACCCAGTGCAGAAGCTGGAATTTGAAATCACGGAAGTAGCAGAGCGAATTCGAACCTACAAGGAAATCATGCAGCGCCTTACCGCGCAAGTGCTGTGCATCAAGTACATGCGAGTAGCTGCGCCTGGCTCACCTATGCAAGTTCGAGTAGGCAGGCGGCGGGATTCCGACTGGATTCCTGGCGTGCTGGTAGGTCGCAAGGACAACAAGCGCGGCATAAGCTACCAAGTGCTTATCCAAAGCGAACAAGGCGCAAAGGTGCTGCAAGTTCCCGAATGGCGAGTGCGTCCAAGCGATGAAGTACAGCATGCCTTGGATGAGGAAGCGGCGCATAACGTAGGAATAGGCCATGCCTAAGACCTTGCGAGACCAAGACTGGCTAGCTACGGCAAAGCGGCTGTACATCGGCCAGAAAGTGCGAGTGCTGCATGCTGGCGAGCATAGACCGAACCTGGTGATAGGGCATGACCCTGATAAGTACTGGGCATATTGTCATCGCTGTGGAATAGGTGCTGTGCGGCACAAGGAGCACGTGCTGTTGCAAAGCTCTAGGCCAAGCAAGGAGAGCAGCAATCGCGCTTTTCCTGGCGATGCTGAGCCTGTGCTGCATTCCGTGCATGCCGGACTATGCGAGATGTTCCTGCAACAAAAAGGGCTGAGCCTGTGCATGCTGCCCAAGGCAACGCTGATAAGCCCAAGCGAGAGGCGCTTGCTCGTTCCCTCGCCTTGCATGCGAATCTGGATGGGGCGAGACCTCACTGGGAAAAGCCCAGTGAAATGGTGTCGCTACAATCTCGAAGATAAGGCAAGATTCTTTTGGGATAGCAGCGAGCCGCATGGTATGGCTGTGGTGCTCGAAGATATGCTGAGCTTCTACAAGGTGCGCTATGCCTTGCAAAGCTGGAAAGAGCACCAAGAGATAGCGCAAGGCGTGTCTTTGCTCTGTACCTTGGGGTGCCATGCAACGGACGATGCCGTGCTTAGCATCGTGCAGAATTGCTCTGCCGTTGCAGTGTTCTATGATGCAGACGCAGCAGGAGATGCAGGATATGAGAAACTGAGGAAGCGACAAAGGCTGTTCATGCCGGTGCTGAGGATTCGCCCACCAGATGGGCTAGACCCAAAAGATATGCGAATCGACAGCATTCGTCGAGAGCTTGCTAGCTCCTTCGCCTTGCAGTGTTCCCCGCATGCGCGGGGATGAACCGCCAGTTGTAACGTCGAGCGAATAAGCTCTCGAGTGTTCCCCGCATGTGCGGGGATGAACCTGATATGCGAATCGATAGAAGGAGATCATCATGCAAGCGTACTTCGACAAAGATGCCGTGTTCTATCCATACTCTGCGCAACGCGTTGGGGATAGCTACTACCTGGTGCATGTTCCTAGCCAAGAGGAAATCTGGCCTGACCCTCTGCATGTCCTGGTAGCACAGCGGCTGGCGTATTATCTGAACAGCTCGTCGAGTGCTGAGGAACTGCGCTATCGCCTGAATGTGCGAGTACTGGCTGCGAAGATTCTCAAGTTCGAGCAAGAGCTGGAGGCTGTGCATGCCTGAGACCATCCAGCAAGCAAGGCTGGACGGGCTGGACCTACTGATTCTGCAAGCGCTACGCAGCAAGGCGCGTTTCCGTCTGCTGCGTAGTAGCGTGCCGGATGAGATGCTATCGCAGGATACTGTGGCGCTACTGGGCTGGTACGGCGTCTATTTCTCGGCTTTTCCCGAGAGGGAACATATCGAGATTGATGAGCTGAAAAGCCTGGTGCAACTACGTGCTGCGAATAGCTCGCCTGAGGCAATGGCGCTTGCCCTGCACCTTATTGAGCTGCTGCGAAAGCCAGTAGCTGACATTGCGATACAGGGGATTGTGCATCAGCTCTACGAACTGGACCTTGCTGGCAGAGCTGCGGCACTGGTGGCGAGGTATCAGAATGGTGAGGAAATCGACCTTGCCTATGAGCTGAACCTGCTATCGCAGAAAGCGCTTAGGGCTATATCCAGCGCAGTGCCCGATTCCTCTTTGGAAAAGGACATTGGTGAGATTCTGGATAGCGTAGCGAACGACAAGGGGCTGAAGTTCAGGCGTCTTACCGCGCTACGAAACGGTCTGCTGGCTTTTCAGCCTGGCGCTAGCATTGCAGTAGCTGCCCGTCCAGATAGTGGCAAGACGAGCTTTCTCGCGTTTTGCTGCATAGACTTTCTGCAACAACTACAGGAGCAAGGCGATGACAGACCCATACTGTGGCTGAACAACGAGGGCACCGCAGAGCGCATCTTGCCCAGGCTGTACTCGGCTGCGCTAAAGCTAGACCTTAGCCAGCTAATCGAGAGGCATCGTGCAGGCACCTTGAAAGATGAGTACGCTCGCGTAGTAGGAAACCCGCAGCAGCTCAAGCTCAAGGACATGCACGGCGCAACCCTTGCACAGATCGAGCAAGTGATCGAGGCGCAGCAACCCGCTATCGTAATCGCTGATATGCTCGGCAATTTCCATCTTGCCAAAGGTGCGGCAGCAGGAAACAAGGCTGATGCAATCGAGCAGCTCTGGCAGGAATGGCGCGAGATGCTGGTGCGCAATAACTGCATCGGGGTTGGTACGGTGCAGATCAGCGCGGAGGGTGCAGGAATGCTCTATCCGCCGCTGTCTGCCCTGAAAGACAGCAAGACAGGCATACAAGGCGCGACAGACGTGGTGCTGATGCTTGGTAGTACCAATGACCCGAGGCTGAGTAGCATCAGGGGCCTGAGCACACCGAAGAACAAGTATCAAGCCCCAGGGCAACCCAGTAACATTCAAGCAATGGTAGTGTTCGACAGCCTCACGTGCCAGTTCGAGGATGGCGAGGACCTACCGAGATAGACCAAGGAGAAGTGAAATGACACAGCACACCCCGGGACCGTGGAACGTGGAACGGTGTCGATATGGCTTCGCAGTGTATGCAAGCAAGACTGGCGATGCAGTAGTGAAAACTGAAGATGCCGAAGGGCGCTATGGGGCGATTGACAACGAAGCCGACGCTCGCCTGATAGCCGCCGCTCCTGAACTGCTGGCAGCACTGAAAGGGATGGAGAAATGGGCTTCTAGCATACTCGACGGATACCCACCATCGACTGCCAGTATTGCCGCAGCACCTTATCGTGAAGCAGCCCGCGCCGCCATCGCCAAAGCAACGTGGAAGTGAAACGACCGCGGAGTATTCCGAGATAGACCAAGGAGAAAATCATGCAAGCTCATGACAATTCGTTGAACGTTGATCTTATCCCCGATGAGGAAAAAGACCCTATCGAGGAATCCCTGAAAGAATCCCTTAAATTCCTCAAGGAGCTTGAGCAGAAGATAGAGCAGCTCCGTGAGGAAGTGCGAAGGCATAAGCACCTGGTGCTTTGCTCTTATGCCTTGCGCAAGGGGATTGATAAGAACGACGGCTCTTTGCTTGTCCAAGCAGGGGATCACAAGGTGGAAATTTCCTCTTGGGAATTTACCTACTCTGCCAAGAGCGCCTTGAATAAGGAGCGTGAAAAGCATGCGGCATACATTGCAGACATATGCCATGACATTACGCACCTTGCGAAGATGGCGAATCTCTCTGTGATTTTCTGAGGCTAGGAGAAATCATGCTAGAGCTAGAGGGAACGAAAGGGGAAGTCATCTCTGTGCCGAGTGTGCATCTGGAATGGATTACGCCAGATGCTGAGTACCGCATTGCGCGGATGGCACGGGTATCGAATCCCAAGAATCAGGACAGTCGAGAGTACGTTCGATTGCTGCGCTATCTCATCAAGCATAAGCACTGGTCGCCTTTCGAGATGGCTTGCATGTGCTTAGAGATCAATTGCACGCGAGAGGTGGCGCATCAGATCGTGCGGCATCGCAGCTTTTCGTTTCAGGAGTTCAGCCAAAGATACGCAGAGGTCCCAGGCATCCCTGTATTCTGCGAGGCGAGGATGCAGCACCCTACGAATCGCCAAGCCTCTGTGCCGTGCGATAACGTAGTGCTGGAAGATGCCTGGCTGAACGTACAAACTCGCGTATGGGATGAGTGTTACTTTGCGTATCAATGGGCCTTAGGCCAAGGCATCGCTAAGGAAGTGGCGCGTAAGCTGCTGCCCGAGGGCTTGACCCCTACGAGGCTGTACATGCAAGGCACGATTCGCTCTTGGCTGCACTACGTGCAAGTGCGCCTTGAGGGTAGCCAAAGCGAGCACAAGGAGATTGCTCTGCTGGTGCAGAAAGTGCTGCGAGAGCAAGTGCCGAATATCGCTGAGGCGTTTTTCGACAATGACCAAGGAGAACATCAATGAATAGAATCAATGACGGAGGCCCGGCGTTTCCGCTGCCGGTAAATGACGAGCAGTGCCGCGCCAGATTTGACAGCGGCTATGGAGGCATGACCCTGCGCGACTACTTCGCTGCTCATGCGATGGCGGCGCTCATAGCCGAACCCCTCAACGAAGGGGAGCGAAGTGCAGCAAGTGCTTGGACCGCTAGGATGCAAATGAGAGGGCCTGACCTTATTGCTACCGCGGCCTACATTATGGCCGACGCCATGCTCAAGGCGCGGGAGGTGAGCAATGACTGACCGCTACGGACATATCCGCGAGGCGTTGGCTATGAGGCCGACGCCGAAGTCTTGGACGCAGGGCATCGATGATGATGCAGCATACGCGATGTTCTGTTGCCAGACGGCGGCAGAAGCCGCATTCATCGCCGCATGCGATCCAGACACCATCCGGGCCCTGCTCGCCGAACGCGATGCGTTGGCTGCGGAGGTGGAGAGGCTGCGGGATGCGCTGGAAGAGACCCGGAACCGAAACGAGCGCGAGCTGAAGGAATGGATTGAGCGCGGTCGTACGGAAGACGAAAAGGCGGCGGCGCTGAAGTGGCTGGAAGATATGCGCGGTGACAGTGAAAACCGCGCGTATGCCCAAGGAGAATGACATGAAATTTACACTTGCTGTGCCCTATGATTGGCGAGACGTTCGCCTTAGCTTTCCAGTGGCTGCCTATGCCTCGCATGATGGCGTGCGCTTGCACGTCAAGGTAAATCCCGAGTGCATCGACTACAGCGACAAGGACAAGATGGCCGATGCTGTCGTGTATCGCACGGAGCATGGTACTCGCGTAAGGAACTTGCAGCAGTTCAATAGCATGTTCCTCGACATCTACGAGGAGTTCAAGATACGCGAGTTCGATTGCGAGCTGGTGCTGCAAAACTATTGGACGACATGCAAGGCGCTGCTGGATGAGAATGACAGCTTGCATGAGCTGCTGGAAAACGAGGCGGAATGGTATCTAGTTGATCTTCCGAAGCTTCGTGCTGGCTTCGAGATTCGCCAGCAGACCGTAGAGCGTATCGTGCGGCAAGTCTATGAGTGGGAATACGAGTGCATGTATTCGTTGTCGGAGTACGAGAAGATTCGAGACGCTTTAGGACTGTATGGGTACATTGCTAGCACGCTGCGTCGCTATCCCAAGGTGCTGTTCCGTGAGTTCGACAGCAAGTACGCTCGTGGCTATACCAAGCACTGGGCGCAGGCTACGCAGATGCAGACAGAGCGTGCAAAAATCACCTACGTCTCTGACGAGATAGCAGAGGACGGCTCGACTTACTGCTCGGTGCAGCTAGCTTCAGGAAAGCCACTGTTGCAAGATGTGCTGGTGCCTTCGCCTTTACTTCAGGAGTTCCTGGAAGGCTATGACCTGCTCCAAGACAACCCTTGGATTGAGTTCAGCTACCTTGAGAAGAACAGTCGAGGCAAGTATCGCAGTCCCGTGTTCTTCCGCTTTGTGCTTTGGTGAGGATAGGACCATGAAAGGAAACGTAGAACCCACCAAGGTGGGGGATAGCGTGCATGAAGCGCGGCTCTACAATGACGCATGGGACACCGCTGAGTTCATGGTAGAGACTATCCTAGGCTCAGCGAGCTATTGCATCGAGATGTTCCCGCTGTACCTGCCGAGAGTGCCTCTGCTGCATGACGACTACAGCACGCGGCTCTCTTTCCTGGCGAGGGTAGATCACCTGCCAGATACGCCGTCTGAGAGATATTCTCAGTACGACATTGAGCTGGTGGGAAACACGTTCTACGGCGTGGTGCATAGCGACTTCAAGCAGTACAAAGCGCCGGTGAAGCTAGGTGATAAGTACTACGACGTCGCGGTGCATTTCGTGCGGAATGCTCGCTCGGAAGATGCAGCTTGCTGCATTGCCCGAGTTCTGCAAATTCTGCATGAGCGTGGAGAGCTGCCGAGTAAATCGACGATGCACGAGATTTGCAACGGGGTGTTTGAGGAGCTGCCGTAAGGCAAAAAGAAAGGCCCCTGGTAGGGGCCTAAGGTCGCGGCTAGGCAGACCAAGGAGGAAACGAATTGATCTTATTCTAGCACGGAATTTGGAAAATGCAATAGGTTGAGAAAAGGCTAGAGCAAGGAGCTGAAATGGACAGGATTGTTGTGTTCGACTTAGAGGTCGAGAATCACCCGTATTACGGTGCGCTTGCCTCGCCTGTGCATCCTGATAACTTCGTGGTGGCTTCTGCGTGGGCTACGCTGGATGGCGAGGTGCAGAGCATCTATCGCCCGAACAAGCAGGATGCCAAGGACTGGGCTAAGTTTCTGGACCTAGCCACCCCTGGCGGTATTCTGGTGGCGCACAATGCACCCTTTGACGTGCAGTGGCTGCTATGGCATCAGCGAGATCGCTTTATGCGCTTTCTGGAAAGCGGTGGCCGAGTGTTTTGTACGGCCTATGCTGAGTACCTGCTATCGAATCAGCAGGATACCTATCCAAGTCTTGATAGCACAGCGCCAAAGTACGGCGGCTCTCACAAGGTCGACGGGGTAAAGATACTGTGGGAACAGGGCAAGCTCACCTCAGAGATTGACCCTGCCCTGCTGCTCGAATACCTTGCTGGTCCTGATGGAGACGTCGAGAATACTCGCAAGGTATTCCTAGGCCAGATGCAAGAGCTGCAAGAGCGCGGCATGCTGGACATGGCACTAGAGCGCATGGAGGGCATGCTGTTCGTCTGCCTGAGCATGCACAGCGGATTGTGCATAGACCCTGAGGTGGCGGAAAAGCAGCGCCGTGAGATCGAACAGGAACTGCAAGCGCTCACTGAGAAATTCAAGGCACTGCGTAATCTGCCAAGCGAGATCGAGTTCAAGGATACTTCGGACTACTGCATGTCCGCCTGGCTGTATGGCGGCCCCATCAAGTACCGCGTACAAGACGTCTGGCTTGAGGAAGATGGCACTCCGAAGTACGAGAAGCGCGAGGCGTATCTGCTGGCCGATGGCGGTGCTGTATTTCTCGAAGAAGTGCAGGGTATGAGCATCGAGGAAATCGAGGCTAAGCACGGTCCCCTGGTGCGCTATCGGGCTGGTAAGAACAAAGGCTTGCCAAAGGTCGAAAAGGTTGCGAGCAGCACGCCAAAGCTGCGCTGGTACGAGCGCCAGCTAGTGCTGCCTGGATGCGTCCCGCTGAGCAAGCTGCCCAAGGAAGTGCGAGAGGAGTTCGTGCAGCGCTTCTCGGGTAAGCGTTTGCTGGCAGATGGTAGTCCAGTGCTAAGCACAGGCGCAGATGCCTTGCAGTTCTTGCTGGCCCGTCCAGAGTTTTCTGACGAGACCAAGGAGCTGCTGCAAGACCTGCTGCGCTACGCCAAGCTGGACAAAGACCTAGGCACCTACTACCTCAAGGAAGAACTGGACGAGGATGGTAACGTAGTGAAGCGCAGTGGGATGCTCCAGTATTGCACGGAGCATAACATTGTGTATCACCAATTGAACTGCACTAGCACGGTAACTGGCAGGCTCAGCAGCAAGCAGCCGAATCTTCAGAACATTCCGCGAGGGGATACGAGCGACGTCAAGCGCATGTTCGTATCGCGTTTCAACAACGCAGTGTGGCTGCGCTACGCCATGCAGCACGGCATCATCCCGCAAGACCTTGCGCAGCAATGCTTGGATGCGCTAGAGCGAGGCGAGCCTCAGGGACGTTTGCTTGAGGCGGACTACAGTAACCTCGAAGTAGTTACGCTGGCGGCTCTAAGCAAGGACGAGGCCCTTTGCAAAGCACTGGTACAGGGTATAGACATGCACTGCCTGAGGCTTTCCAAGAAGCTCGGAGAGCCTTACGAGGAAGTGCTGAAGAAGTGCAAGGACGAGACGCACCCTGAGCATAAGCGCTACAAGAAGATGCGCACGGACATAAAGCCCATGTCTTTCGCGTATCAGTACGGTGCCTCTGCGCAGGGTATCGCGTTCAGCACTGGCTGCTCGGTCGAGGAAGCCCAGGCTTTCATCGACGCAGAGAAAGCCCTGTTCCCTGGTGTCGAGGAATGGTACGAGCGCGAGATATTCGCCAAGGTAGAGGCCAGCAAAAAGCTGTACCGCGAGATGGACGAAGATGGGCGCTGGCGAGTGTATGCTCGCGGTGTCTGGCAAAGCCCTGGCGGTACATGCTACGAGTTCCGCGAGTATCCAAAGACCGAGTGGGTAGATGGGCAGAAGATAAGCGTTATGCAGTTCAAGCCGACGCAGCTACGCAACTACCCAATCCAAGGCGAAAGCGGATTCTTCGTGCAGGCTGTATCTGGCGCTATCGTGCGCTGGCTGGTGCAAAAGCGTTTCTTTGGTGGCCGCGTGTTCTGCATCAATCAAGTGCATGACGCGGTGTATTTCGACGTGCATACGAGCGTACTCAAGGAGGTGGCTAGCGCAGTGCAATACATTATGGAATCGTTGCCTCAAATGATGCGCAGGCTAGGCTACGATCTTGCTGTGCCTTTCCCTGCTGCTGTCGAGGTAGGGCTGAACCTATTGGAAAAGGAGCACTTCCATGCCTGAGTGTCTGCGGTGGTATTTGCTAGGTGTAAATACTGGGTTTCTTATGCTGATGGCCCCTGTAGCCATGACCGTGCTTATCATGGGGTACTTACAGCGTAAGGGGAAGCGAGATTGACTAGACCAAGGAGACGACAATGATTCAGAGCACGATTGGGAATATCGTAGAATCCCTAGGGCTGCATTGGATAAGCCTTGCGTTTGTGGTGTTCATCTTCGTTGCCGCGGCTGCTGACACTGCCCGTAACTTCTTCAAAAAGCTTTTCCGCAAGTAACAGACCAAGGAGAAAGACATGTCTTTGCAAGACCTTTTGAAATTCGCTGATGCCGCTGTCGAGGAAACTGGTATCGACATGACCCAAACCACGGCAGGCGGAGAGCGCACGTTGCTGCCTGAGGGCTATGCGTTTGCTCGCCTGGTGGAGTACATTGAGCTTGGCATGCAGCCCCAGGAGTTCGCTGGAAAGGCCAAAGAGCCCGCGCTTGAGTTCGTGCTTGGCTTTGCTCTGTGGGGTGATGGGTATCAGCACGATGATGGCAGCCCGTACCTGCTGCGCACTTTCCGCACGCCGCTGTCTCGCAATGAAAAGAGCCGTGCTGTGCGGATTTTCAAGCAACTGAACTGGAAAGGCACGGCGCGTGCTTTCCCGCAGCTACTCGGCCAGCCGATTCTGCTCAAGGTGGTGCATAAGAAAACCGGCACGGGTGAGCTGGTGCATCGCATTGACCTGGACGGATTCCTGCCGCCCCTTGACCCAGTGTCTCGCCGTCCCTACGACATTCCTGCTGCCCCTGACAGCATGTACAAGCTATTCCTCTGGAACAAGCCTACGCTTGAGGGCTGGAATAGCATCCGCATCGAGGGCGAGTACCAAGGCAAGAGCAAGAACTACTTGCAGGAAGCTTGCCTTGGGGCCTTGGACTTCCAAGGAAGCCCGTTGCAGCAGCTCTTGATGCAGCATGGTGCTGCGGTAGCAGCTCCTGCCGCTGCCCCTGCTGCGGAGCAAGGGAATGCCAAGGAAGCTGCGGCAGGTAAGCCAAAGCTGCCGAAGATTCCCAAGGCACCCTCGATTCCTACTGTACCTGAGGCTTGACAAGGATGGGGCCGTTAGGCCCCTTACGGAGACGGCAATGCTGATAATGGGGATTGATACCGATTCCCTGCCAGATCAATTCAACGAGTGCGTCCCAGGGCGTACTCTGATTCTGGATGGGGATGGAATTGCCTATGCCGTAGCAGCTACGTGCAAGCGCTTGGATACCGCTATCAGGCACTTCCAGCAAGAGGTGCTAAAGCGCATGTTCTTGGCGAAAGCAGAGTACGCCAGAGTGCATCTAACAGCTCGCAATTCCTGGAAGAACGGCAGGTTTCTGGTGCGTGCTGCAAAGCCTTACCAAGCGAATCGTAGGGGCAAGCCAAAGCCACCTATGCTAGAGCCTCTGCGAGAGGCTGTAGCTGACGAGGCGAATTGGCTGCCAGAGTACAGCGTAGTGCTGAATCGCTTGCTTGAGGCAGACGATGCCATGATGCAAGAGGCTTACGCCTTGCAGGAGCGTGGCGTTATTTGCAGCGAGGACAAGGACCTGTGCATGACCCCTTGGCCCTATCTGGACCTACGCAGGGGCATCGTGCTACCGCCTGAGCCTATTGGCTACCTGAAGTACCGCGTAACCGATGCAGGGGCTGTAAAGCTCTCTGGCAGAGGGCCGCTGTACTTTTGGGCGCAGATGCTGGCAGGAGACCCTGCTGACAATATCCAAGGGCTGCTGCGTCTGGATGGAAAGCGTTGCGGTACGGTGGCTGCCTTGGAGTATCTGCACGGCTGTGAAAGCGAGGGGCTGGATGCTGCTGCCAATCGGGTGATAGGAGCTTACCGAGACATTCGCCAGAATGTAGTAGCTGAGGCATGGCTGCTGTGGCTTTTGCGGCACCCTGAAGATAACGCTCTGGCTTACTTGCTTGAGCATGACCTTGAGCCGCTCAATCGGGAATTTGTAGAGGAATGCGCAGATTCTGATTGGTTCGAGGAAGTACAAGAGGAAGAAGAATATGCCTGAGGCTGAGAGAAAGCTAGCGCGTAGCATGCTGCGCAGTTACACGCTGCGTGTCTTGAAAGAGCAAGGAGGTATTTGCCCGCTCTGTTTGGGACGCATAGACCCACGCGAGAAGAACGCGATGGTGCTCGATCATGATCACCAAAGCGGCAGGATTCGCGGAGTGCTATGCAGGGGATGCAATGGCGCAGAGGGTAAGGTGGCCAATGCCGTATCTCGATGGGGAAAGACTGGCGAGGATTATCAGCAGATTATCGCTTGGCTTGAGCGCATGCTCGAATACCTCAAGCGCCCTAGTAAGCCTCTGCTCTACCCCATGCACAAGAGCAAAGAGGAGCGCAGAGCTGAGCGCCTGGCGAAGCAGCGTCTAGCCCAGGCTAAGCGCAGGGCTAAGCAGCGGCTGCAAGAGGCTGAGGCAGAGCTAAAACCCTAGAATGCCTCTAGGAGCCTCTAGAACGGCTTTAGAGCCGTTTTCTACCTTTCCGTGTAGGGTAGCTACCCCTAGAGGCTTTTAGCGGCTTATAGCTCGATCTGAGAGGTCGTTACCAAGGAGAAAGAGATGTTCAAGAGTGTAGATGCACAAGAACCAAAGAAAACCCTGCTTGATCTTATCGAAGAAACAGAGAAACCCAAGGGCCGCAAGGACGATGCTGGCAAGATCGACATGACCTTGCTTGAGGATATGCCCCTTGCTCTGTATGCGGTGGCTGAGGTGATGCAGTGGGCCTGCACTCAGAAGCAGAATCCTTATGAGCGAGGCTCTTGGCAGTACGTGCAGCCTGAACGCTATCGAGCAGCGATGCTGCGGCATATCTTCGATGCAGCGCGAGAGGCCAAGGAATGCAATGGCAAGCCTGCCTATATGCGAGACAAGGAGAGCAACCTGCTGCATGCCGCACATGCTGCCTGTAGCGCAATGATGCACCTTGAGCTGGTGCTGCGCGAGCTGGTGCTGCGCGAGCTGAATGAATCCGTGCAAGGCTACCACATTGACTTGTCTGAGTAGGAGAGCATCATGCAACTGTCTTTTGACTTCGGTAAGAGCGAGCAAGAGCAGCACATGCAAGTACGCTGCGCGGAATGCAAAGCCCTTGTAGCGCGAGGCAAGTACAACAAGGCGAGGGCCTTGCTCGAGGAAATCCGGCAAGAAGATGCTATGCGTGCCGAGGTGGTGCAGGTGCAAATCCTGCACGATCACGGTATTCGTCTTTGACTAGGAGCTAGAGGTATGCGAAAGCCCCGAGATGCTCAGGTGCCTGAGCCTTGCCTGGCGGTAGGGATTGATGCGGACAAGCTCAAAGAGCTGCGTACCCAGCAAATCACCTACGAGCTTGAGATGGACAGGCAGGCTGCGAATAAAGCTCTGGCAGAGCTACGCAAGAAAGCCGTTGATGGGGACATAAGCACCCCTAAAGCTCAGCGGCTCATTCGCAGCGTTTTCGATACGGTAGAGGGCTTCATCAAGGAAGCACAAGAGCGAAAGGGTACTGGACTGAATGCCAGCACCCTGAACTGGCTTAGGCTTGTTCCCTCTGACGTAGCTGCTGGTATCGCTATTCGCAGCACCATAGCTTTGTGCAGCATCCCAGGAAAGTACTGCACTGCGCAGAGGCTTTGCAGCACGATTGGCAAGATGTACGAGATTGAAGCCCGTGTGCGTATGGCAGAAAAGGTGCATCCGGTGATCATGCGGCAGACGCATGAAAGTCTGCGCAAAGCCAACACCAAGAGCGTAGGGCACCTGATAGGGGCTTATCGCTCCATCACCAAGCGCTTGTTGAAAGACGTACTGGAAGATACGCTGAGCCTTTCGGAAGTGGTACGCCTTGGACAATTCGGGGCAGAGGCTTGCTACCAAGCAGGGATGCTCAAGATCGACCGATTCCGCGATCACAGGAACAAGCACATCGTGCGCTATGAGCTTGATGATGAGCTTATGAAATATCTCATAGAGTACGACGAGGATGAGGTGCAGCGCTGTATCAATCGGCAAGAGACGCGCATGCTATGCCCGCCAGAGCCTCTAAGCTCTGCGGTGGATAGCGGATACCTCACGCCAAGGCGCAAGCTGGTAACGCCGCTGATACAGCGTACAGGCGGCTCTGGCCAGCGTAAAAGCACCTACGAGAAGATCAAGCTGAACTGCACCCCAGTGCGTGCTCCGAAGTTCTACACGGCCCTGAACTATCTTCAGAGCATTCCGTACAAGCTGCACGAACCTACGGCCAAGGCGATGCTGGAGACCTGGAAACGCGGTGGTGCCTGCATGGGATTGCCTAGCGTAAGCGCTCCGAATCCACCAGCTTTCCCTTTCCCTGAGGGATGGGACAAGAGCACTGCTACGCCAGAGGAAAAGGCGCTGCTGTCGCAGTGGCGTAAAGCTGCGCATCAGGTCTATACCTTGCGCACCAAGTGGCGCTCTCGATGCTTGGAGCTAGGGGCTATCCTACGTATCTGTAGGCAATCCCTGAGCACGCCGCAGTTCTTCTGGTTTCCCGTGCATGCAGACTTCAGGGGCAGGCTGTACTACTACGGTATCCCGAATCCGCAAGGTTCTGATTACAGCCGCCCCTTGTTGCATTTCGCAGAGGAACGAGAGCTTGGTAAAGAGGGGTTGTTCTGGCTAAAGGTGCATATCGCAAATTCCTACGGTTTCGATAAGGTGTCGTTCCAAGAGCGAGCTGAATGGACCGAGAAGAACTGGGGCCTTATCGAGCGAGCGCTTGATGCCCCTTGGGATAACCCTGAGGTATTCGGAGATGCCCCTTGGAGCACCTATAGCGCTGCATGGGAATTGAGAGAGGCCCTACGGCGGCCTTATCCAGAGCGCTACAAGACAGGCATCATCATCCAGATGGATGCTAGCAGCAGCGCATTCCAGCACTTCGCTGCTTTGCTGAGAGACCCAGTGGCTGCGGAGATGGTGAATATCATCCCCGCGGATAAGCACTGCAAAGCGGACATCTACAGCCGAGTAGCTGCTGTAGCCTTGCAGGAGATCAAGCAGGACTTGGAAAATCCAGAATTCTGCTCGAATGAAATCTACAAGGCCATTGCACAGTGGTGCCTGGATGTAGGAATACCTAGGAAAGTGGCTAAGCGTCCTGTGATGGTGCAGCCGTACAGCGCCAGCCTATTTCGCTGCGCGGACTACATCATGACAGACTTCGATAAGCTGCTGCCTGGTATGGGCAAGGCTTGGCTGCATCCTGACCTGAAATTCAAGACAAGCCTGTACCTGGCTAAGAAGCTGCACTCGGCCATCAAGCACGTCTTGCCTAGTGCTGTGCTCGGCATGCACTGGCTGCAAGGCGTAGTGGATGCCGTGATCAAGCGCAAGCAGAAAGAGCCGGTGCATTGGGTATCACCTAGCGGCTTTCCGGTCTATCAGGATTGCCTAAAACCCATGCTGCGTAGGGTAAATATCCGCACTTGCGGAGTAAAGAGCATGAATATCCGCAGCTACACGGAAGAAGTAGATAGGGGCAAGTCCCTCAATTCCATTGCGCCTAACTTCGTGCATAGCATGGATGCGGCGCATTTGCACCTGGTAGCTTGTAGGATGCAGCAAGAGAATCTGCGTATGCAGGGGATACATGATTCCTTTGGTACGCACGCTAGCGACGTAGGACGTATGCACAGAATCATCCGCGAGGAGTTCGTGCGAATGTACTCTGAGCATGACCCGTTCCTCGAACTGCTCAAGAGCAATCGGCTTGAGCAGGAAATAGAGCTGCCAGATCGCGGAGAGCTGGACATATCCGTGGTGCTGGATAGCCCGTTCTTCTTTGCCTAGGAGTAGCTATGCAAGATTCCGACAAGGTGTATTTCTCATTGGCACAGCTAGCCTTGCTTGAGGAAGTATTCCCACAGACAGCCTTTGGGCCTAATGCTACGGAGCAGCAGCTCAGGCATTACCACGGGCAACAGAGCGTGCTGGACTTCATCCGCAGGAGAACAAAAGGTGCAGACAAGGGAATCAGAAATCAGGCTGGAGACATTCCTACGCCACCCAGGGCAGCTACTGATTGACGATACGCTGTTTTGGGAGGCGTGGAAAGAACTAGATGAGGCCCAGTGCGTGCCAGTAGAGAATTGGGTAGCTGTGCAAGTACTGAGCTTGCAGCAGACCGAGAGGCATGAGCTGTACTGCTTTGACAAGTACTACAGGGCCGTTGCTGGTGCCTATATCCTGCTGGACGAGTGGGATTGGAATGTAGGGCCGTGCGTTGCTGTGCTGTTTCGCTATACCCTGCCGCAGTACAGGGCAAGCAACGCAGGAAAGATGATGCAGAGAGAGATTCTGCGGATTGCTAGAGAGTACTGCACCACCAAGGGAATCCCTTGGCTGTGCTTTACGCATCGGAAATCCCCTGCGGATTACCGATTGAAATACTATCGACTTGTTTCTAAAGCCGCGTAAGGAGACTACTATGGGTGGCGTTGTGAAAAGCATCAAGAAAGCTGTAAGTTCGCTAATTGGCTCTGACGATTCCTCTAAGGCCGCCAAGCAAATCGCAGAGGCTCAAAAACAGTCTGCCGCTGCCATTGCTCAGGCTCAAGAGCAAGCTGCGAATATCCAGCGAAACTTCGCTCAAGACTTGCAGCTTGAGAACATTGCTCAGGTTGTGCCTGGACAGGAGCAGACCGCTACGGTATCTGACGTAAAGAAACGGCGACGGCCTCAGATTGGTCTCGCCTCTCAATTGGGGCTTGACCTATGAGTAAGGCAACCAAAACGCCTCAACCTCAGCGCACTGCTCGGTCTCTGTGGCAATCCTACAGAGACGATACCTGCATCAGCAGGTGCGAGCAGTACGCGAAATGGACGCTGCCTTACCTCATGGCCGATTTGGATTCCATTGGGGTGAATGGCCGCGTAATGGTTGAGAGGGACTTCCAAGAGATCGGGGCTATGCTGGTGAATAACCTAGCCAGCAAGCTCACGAGAATCCTGTTCCCCACGCAATACCCGTTCTTCCGCGCCTCTGCCTCTGAGACATTCAAGCAGTACGCAAGGCAGCTCGGGTACGATGATGAGGCTTTGCGTAGCGCTTTCTCGAAGATGGAGATGCAAGCGAATGAGCGGCTATTCATCAATGCAGGCTACGCCAATCTCATCATGGCTATGAAGTTCCTGATTGTTACTGGGAACGTCCTGCTGTACCGAGATAGCGCTGCTGGCCGCATTCTGGCCTATGGCTTGCAGAGCTTTACCTGCCGTAGAGATGGTACTGGTGAAGTGCTGGCTTGTATCCTCAAGGAGCACAGCACGGTACAAGCCTTGCCTGAGGAAATCCGGCAGGAGCTGCAACAGAAAGCCCCAGGAGCTTATACGCAGCCTGAGAAGAAAGTTGAGAAATACACCCGAATCGAGCGAGAAGATCGCAATGGGCGAGTGGGCTATTCTGTCCAGCAAGAGATCGACACTACTCCGGTAGGAAAGCCTAGCTGGTATCCGAAGCATCTCTGTCCGTGGATGCTGCCTACCTGGAATCTAATCCCAGGCGAGCACTACGGCAGGGGAATCGTAGAGGACTACGCTGGTGGCTTTGCTAAGCTCTCAGCGCTCTCTGAGGCCGCTACGCTCTACGCGGTAGAGGCTTTGCGTGTCGTGCATCTGGTAGGCCCTGGTGCTGGCAATGACGTGGATTCCCTTGCTGCCAGTGAAAGCGGCGAGTGGGTACGAGCAGACCCTGGCGCTGTGCAAGTGCATGAGGCAGGGGATTCTCAAAAGCTCGCTATCGTGGAGCAGCAGATTGACCGCATCGTTACTCGCCTAGCCAGAGCTTTCATGTACCAAGGCGGTACGCGAGACGCTGAGCGCGTAACCGCGTATGAGCTGCAACTGGATGCGCAAGAGGCTGAGTACGCGCTTGGTGGCGTCTATAGCTCTCTGTCCGGCAGCATCCAGATTCCGCTGGCGCATATCCTGCTAACCGAGGTGAGCGACATGGCTCTTGCTGGCCTTATCTCTGGCGAGATCATGCCTGACGTTACCGCTGGTATCCCTGCTCTTGGCAGAAGCAGCGACGTGCAGAACCTGCTCATGGCTGCACAGGAGCTTGTGAGTATCGCCCCTGTGGTGCAGCTTGATGAGCGCCTGAATCCGCAGAAGATCGTCGATCTTGTGCTGGCAGGCAGGAGCATCGACCCTGATACGGTGTTCTACACGCCAGAGCAGCTACAGCAAATCCGCGAGGCCAAGCAAGCTCAGCAAATGGCTCAGCAGAATCTGCTGCAAGCCAATACGCTTGCTCAGCAAGGTGAGCAAATCCAGAATGTCCTAGGAGGTTGAAATGCCTGAAATCGAAAACGTCGCAATCCCGCCTGCTACCGCCCCGCAAGTGCCTGAGGCAAGCGTAGCCCCTGCGTATGGTCAGCCAATTCCGGCTAGCCCTAATCCTGTGCCGCCTACAGTGCTGGACCCTCGTAAGCCTGCCCTGCTGCAAAATCCACAGGCTCAGCAGCCTGAGCAACCTCAACAGCCTCAGGATGCGCTTGTACAGGCCCTACAAGCCTTTTTGCAGCTTCAGCAAGGGGGTACCCCTAGCCAGCCTGCTACAGAGGCTGTAAAGCCCTCTACGCAAGCCACAGAGCCTATTGAGGGCGCTATCCCTGTGCAGGAGATCAAGGACCCAGTGGTACAGGGGATGGTGCAGGTGCTGCAAACCCTTGGAGACATTGACGTCTCTCGGGTGATCACCAAGGCCATCCAGTACAACGACCCTGCCTTGATCGACACGGCGTATCTGAAGTCGGTTGCTGGAGATAAAGCTGAACAAGCAGAGAAGATTGCCCGTACCCTGGTGCAGACCATCAGCAATAAGGCTGCGGAAGTAGAGCAGCAGGTGTTTGCGCTTGCTGGTGGAGAGGCTCAATGGGATGCAGCGGTTACGGCGTTCAATCAAACCGCTCCGCGTGAGCTGAAGCTCGCCGTGGCTCAGATGCTGAACACCATTGACCCTGAGATGGTGCAAGCAGGGGCTAAGCTGATTGTGCAGTTCAGCCAGCTCTCTGGCGCTGTACCGCAGCAGGGTACGCCATATGCTCCGGCTATGCCTGTTACCCAGGCGCAAAATGCGCTCACCAAGGA